TGGGCGCTGAGATGCTGCAAGGCATGAGCAGGGGCACGGTTAGCCCAATGGTTGTTTATCAAGGCAGTCCCCACAAGTTTGACCGATTTGATGCCAGCAAGATTGGCACAGGTGAGGGCGCACAGGCTTATGGGCATGGGATATATACGGCGGAAAATCCCGGCATTGCTCAAGGGTATGCAGACAGATTGGGTGGTGGGCAATTTGGCAGTACAAGTGCAGCAAAAGGCTCAATAGCCGACAGGCTTTCTGCTATGTTTGATAACGATGGTTCTAATTTTAGCAAAGGCTCAAGAGATATATCAACGATTGCAAAAAATTTGGCGGAAAAAACCAAAGTTGATGCAAATGGTTTGGTGCATCATCAATTTAAGGATGGCTCTGAATGGATTGGAAGCGAGTCAGGATGGGATGTAGCAAACACAGAAAAGTACCTCTACAAAGTAGACCTACCAGACGAGCAAATAGCCAAGATGCTGGATTGGGATAAGCCGTTAAGTGAACAGCCGTGGGTAATGAGTAGAGTAAAACCAATGCTGGAGGATTCAAACATATCGCTAGAAAGAATACCGCTTCTTACTGGCAAGGATTTGATGTCGGTAGATGGCCCAATGGCGGCATGGTTTGGGAAAAACAGAACCCCATCAATGTTTTCTGAGGGATTGCGGCAAGAAGGCATCCCCGGCATCAAATACTTAGACGCTACAAGCAGAGGTGCTGGCACAGGCACCCGCAACTTTGTCACTTTCCCCGGAGAAGAACAAAACCTGACCATCTTAGAGCGCAACGGGCAGCCAATGGTTGCTCCAGCAGTGCCAGAAGAGCACAAAATGTTGCAGGGGTTTTACCGAGGTTATGCAGGTGAAAACCTTGACACACCTGAGTTGTTTGTTTCTCCACAGAAACGTATTGCTGATTATTACGCTGATAAACGCGCAAGGCAAACAGGCGCAGAGCCCCATGCTGAAATGGTTCTCATGGACCCGTTTGCAGGGGTAACTTACGGCCACAGCACGATGGGTACAGGTAGGGAGCCGCCCATGTTCACTAACGCTCGCAAAATAAAGCCGGAAGATGTAGTTGAGAGCACTCAGCTTTACCAATCAGGCGGCGTTGTCAAGTTGTTAAAAAGTATGCTGAGTGGGGGTGAGGCTGCTGCGGTTGTTGCTGCTGAGAAAGCGTTGACTGCCGCTCAACGTGCAGAGGCTGGCCGTGCTGCTGCAGCACTCATCAAGTCGCAGGAACAGGTCAAGGCATCTGAGGCACTTGGTCAGCAGATGGAGAAGGGCTTCAAGCGCACAACCACTACTCAGGCTGACCGCACCCGTGTGGGAGGCGGCAATATTGGTGGCGCACCATTCCCAGCCCTTAGCCAAGCTGACCCAGCGTACAAGGGTAAAGTGTGGGGCGTGATGGATGAAGGCACAGCATCAAGGCTAAAGAATCTGACGACACCTGAAACTGCTTGGACAACAATGCTTGGTTCAGCAACTCAACTCAAGACCAACCCTGTGGTTTTTGATAAGCTGAAACGCCAGTTCATTGACTCCATGAAGCAGGGTAACCTGTCTGATGAACTAGCTGGGAAGATCAATCACAACCTATCGCTGACCTTTGGCGAAGGCGCTGACATCCGTGACCCAGGCATCTGGAAACTGGCTGACACGTTTGAAAAGCGTGCCGCACTAGCTGACGCAATGATGGGACAAGGCATTCCTCCGGGCAAGGGCGGCGTTGCGTTAGGCGGCGAGAAAAGCGGACGGGGCGTCATCTTTCGCCCAACTGATACGCTCATTAGAGAGACTGAACCCTATCTGCTCCCTGTTGAATTCGGCGGCAACGTGCCGACCTATGCGGCTGGCCCCCGCCTGTTCTCGCTGGAGCAGGAGTCAATGTATCGACCTGACTTGCACCCCGGATTCCCTACCCTGATTAAAGGTGAGGACTTAGGTGTCAACATGGCTCCTACGCCCACTGAGGTTTACTTGCCTGACTGGCATGCTAAGTTCAAGAAGGACAACCCTGAGCGCCAAGCCCCCGGCTACTACGACCTTGCTTTGGGCGTAAAGGGTGAAGGCTTACCAAGCCAAGAGCTCAATGACGAGTACATTCGCCATTTGTTGCGTGAGGGGTTTGCTGAGGGCGGTGCAGTCCATATGGAAGACGGCGGTGCAGCCTTTGGCGTATTCCCGCAGATGAAGCCACGGCGTGCACTGCAAGACCGTGAAGCTGCAGCCAATGCCCCATTGTCAGCGTTGAGGGGTTGGGCAGCAGGCACAGCAGGTTTAGCAGGAGACATTGAGGGGTTGGCCCGTGCAGGCATCTCACAACTGCCGCCGCAAGTGTTGGCAGCCTTCCCTGCACTACGTGCATTTGGCATAGGTAGCAGGGCAAACCCTACACAGCAGCTGCCGACCACCGAGTTCTACAACGAATACCTGCCGGGTGCTCAGCTTAATGAAACGCCAATAGGTAAGGCATTTACCGGTGCAGGCAATATGCTAGGAGGGACTGGGGCTACAACCATTGCAGGGCTAGGCGTTAAGGGAGCTAAGGCAACAGGCCAAGCACTAGGGCCAACAGCAGCACGAATGGCTGAGGATTATTTGCAGCGGCAAGGTTTGATGCCCGGCGTTATTAAGCCCAAAGGTGGTAACTGGTTGAAGGGCAGCGTGGAGGATTCATTGAGGGATGTGAAAGGTAGAACATTATCACCAGAAGATATGGCACAAGCTAGAGAAGCTATAAAACTGTCTAGAAACCCTGAGTACACCGCTGGCGCTACAAGAAGGCTTGATGAATATGATGCCAACCTTAGCCTCAACAATTTCATTGACAAGAAGATTGCACCGTACATCCGCGATGAAATGGCCACACCTAATGATCCGTTGCGAGCAATGGCTGAGAAGTATGCTGTGGACAAACCAGTTAAGCTAGCTGAGGTGCAGGCTAGGATTGATGCCTTTGCTGCTAAGATGGAACAAACGGCTAGAGAGCGTGGTGTGCCGGTTGGGGATCTGACTTCTATGCGCCAGCAGATGATTGGCTTAGAGAAAGAGAAGGCTTTAGTTGAGGCTAGACAAGCGCTCCATACCTACAACGCAGAAGATGCATTCCATGGGGATTGGCTGCCGGAGCAAGTGGCTGTGGCAAGAATGCAAGCAGGGTTTCCAACCCATGGGTTAGGTGTTTCGCCTGTTGCCAGAGCATGGGAGAATGCATCTGACAATTTTATAAATGTTTCACCAGCAAGCAGACATATTTCTCCATTAACCCCTTCTGAGATCAACAGAGGTCTGGAATCTACAGTTGATACCAACCCTTGGCTACTTAAAGTACCTCCAGAAACTCCTGTCTACTACCCTGAAGGGTTTGGTATGTCTAGGAATGTCAACGACCTCGGCTTTGACCACTTAGTTGATGAGCTGCGCAACGCCACCAACCCTGAATCGGGCTTGCCTAAAAACCTGCTCATTGACCCTGCTGACTTAAGCAAGCTCACAATGCCCAAAGCGGTTGAACTTGTGGCTGACATCAATGCATGGCGTGCCACACAAAAGGCTGAGGCTGATCTTTTAAAGGCCAACAATACAGCTACGCAAGTGGTCAAAGAGTATCCTGAGCAAGGGATGAAGTGGGTTGAGTTGAAGACGCCAGAAGCAAGGTTACCAGAAGGGGTGTCAGTAGTTAAGTATGGAGATCTTTACCACGTCGTAGATGACGTAGGCAATAGCCTATCTGTAGGGGCGACTGAGAAAGAGGCATTAAATCTACTTTCCCGCTCTGAGAGAGAAACAACGCTCGCCGACGCCCTCAAGTACGAAGGCGACACCATGGCCCACTGCGTTGGCGGGTACTGCCCTGACGTTGTGGAGGGTAAGTCTCGTATCTACTCCCTGCGTGATGCCAAAGGCCAGCCGCGTGTGACGATTGAGGTGGAGCCAAATTCTGGATGGTTTACTAAAGCCGACAGGATGCCAGACCCTTCTGGGCAATATGAAAGTTTCCATCAGCTTATTGATTCAAACAGGGGGCGTGGTGAATCTTATGAAGCAATTGCAACTAGACTAGCAGATCAATATGGTTTAAAGGTTGACCCAACTATTGCTCAAATCAAAGGTTTCAGGAACAAAAAGCCTGCTGACGAGTTCTTGCCATTTGTGCAAGATTTTGTTAAGAGCGGTCAGTGGTCTGATGTGAAGGACTTGGAAAACTCTGGGTTGCTTCGGATTGGAGGCAAGTATGTGGACGAAAACAAGTACCGCGAGGTGGCTGGCGATTTGAATCCAGATTACATCAGCAACTTGATTAACAATCGCGTAAAAGATCTTTCGCCAGATGATGCAGAGATCATCCGCCGTTTGCAGGAACCGGAGCCCGGCTTTGCCCACGGTGGTATGGTCTCATTAAACCACTTTGACCCAATTAGAATCAAACAGATCATTGCCAGTTTGGATGATGAGTATGATCCTGAACGAATTCAGCAAATAGTTGCGCAACGTGAAAGTGCATATGCCTAAAAATACAGACCTGACCATTGAAGATGATGAAGACGAAATCGTTGAGGTAGATGATGATGAGTCAGACACCGAGGATACTGATGACGGTGGAGCAATGGTCAAACTCAAGAACGAGGACGACCAACGGCAAAAGCAAGCGCACTTTGCCAACATTGCTGATGAGGTTGACCAAGGTGACTTGCAAGACGCCGTTACAGACCTGCTAGACAAGGTTGCAAAGGACAAGGACGCACGGCAGAAGCGGGACAAGTTGTACGAGGAAGGCTTGCGCCGTACTGGCTTAGGTGACGATGCGCCGGGCGGGGCGCAGTTCACTGGCTCAACAAAGGTTGTCCACCCCATGCTGGTGGAAGCCTGCGTTGACTTTAGCTCTCGAGTGATGAAGGAGATCTTCCCTCCAGGCGGTCCTGTTAAGAGCAAGATCCTAGGCGAGAAAGAGAAGGACAAGGTCGCCAAGGCCGAGCGCAAGACTGACTTCATGAATTGGCAGACTACTGAGCAGATGCCGGAGTTTAGGGGTGAACTAGAGCAACTCAGCACGCAGCTGCCCTTGGGCGGTGCTCAGTACCTCAAGATGATGTGGAGCACTCAATACCTGCGACCATGCGCTGAGTTCATCCCCATTGATGATGTGTACCTGCCTTTTGCGGCCACCAACTTCTACTCCGCAGAACGCAAGACCCATGTCCAGTACGTAACTGAGATGGAGTACCAGCGCCGTGTTAGGTCTGGGATGTACATTGACGTTGACCTTGGATCACCAGAACAGCCAGACTTCAGTAAGGCATCAATAGCCAATGACAAGATTGAAGGGCGCAAAGACACTAGCTACAATGAAGACGGTCTGCGTACCATCTTTGAGATCTACACGCACCTAGACTTTGGCGATGGTGTTGAGCCTTACATCATCAGCATTGACAAGACCAGCGGCAAGGCTGTGTCGCTGTACCGCAACTGGGAGCCTGAAGACGAGCGCCGTGTAGAGCTTGACTGGATTGTGGAGTTCCCATTTGTGCCATGGCGAGGTGCTTACCCCATCGGCTTGACGCACATGATTGGTGGCTTGTCGGGTGCGGCCACAGGCGCACTACGCGCCTTGCTAGACTCAGCCCACATTCAGAACATCCCAACCCTGCTCAAGTTGAAGGGTGGCCCTGGTGGACAGACGCTCAACGTTCAGCCAACTGAGGTTGTGGAACTTGAAGGCGGTGCGCTTATTGATGACGTGCGCAAGCTAGCCATGCCGCTGCCATTCAACGGCCCGAGCCCTGTACTGTTCCAACTGCTTGGCTTTGTGGTTGATGCCGGCAAGGGCGTTGTGCAGACCAGCTTTGAGAAGCTGAGCGATGCCAATCAAGCACAGCCGGTTGGCACCACGATGGCCCTAATTGAGCAGGGAATGGTAGTCTTTAGTAGCATACACTCGCGCATCCATAGCTCAATGAGCCGTGTGTTTAAGATCTTGCACCGTATCAACAGTGCCTACTTGACCATAGAAGACATCAAGGCCCAAGCCTCCGGTTTGGATGTCAAGCCTGAAGACTTTGACGGCCCAATGGACGTTGTGCCGGTAAGTGACCCAGCAATCTTCAGTGAGACGCAACGCTTTGCCCAGGTTCAGGCGCTCATGCAACGCTCGGCCACCATGCCGCAGATGTATGACCAGCGCAAGATTGAGCAAATGTTTTTGCGCAGCTTGAAGATCAGCGCTGACGATGTACTGCAACCTGCCCCAGGCACTGAAGACATTGACCCAGTAAGCGAGAACGTGGCTGCCGTAATGGGAACGCCTGTTTACGTCTTACCACGGCAAGATCACATTGCTCACCTCAAAACACACTTGGCGTTTCTAAAGTCTCCGCTATTTGGCCAGAACCCAGCTATCGTCAAAACGTACATGTTCCCAATGGCCACTCACCTGCGCGACCACTTGCTGAACTATTACTTAACCGAGGCGCATGAGGCAGTAGACGTTGCGCAGAAGAAAGATCTGATTGAGAAAGAAGCAGAGCAGCAGGTAGGCGTGATCTTGAAGGTGCAGCAAATCATTGAGCAGCAGCTTGGTGGCTTTGCCCAAGAGTTGGCACAGATTGACCAAGCCGCTCAGCAGTTCAAGCCCCAGCCGCCTATGCCGCCTGACAGCAGCATGCAGATAGCTCAAATGAATGCACAGTTGCAAGGTCAAGCACTGCAGCAACGCACACAACTTGACCAAGCAAAAATGCAGCAGGCCGCTCAAGCTGAGCAGGCAAAAATGCAGCAGACCGTGCAAGCTGAGCAAACCAAACTACAACTTGAGCAAGCCAAGCTGCAACTGGAGCAAACCAAAGTCCAGCAAGATGCACAACAAAATGCACAGCAGGTGGCCGCAGATGCTCAGCAAACAATGCTCAAAGAGCAGGCAGAGAACGAACGCTCAAAAGCTGATCTGCAAACTCGCTATCAAATGAACACCGACGACAACAACACAGCCCTACGCTTAGCCGCAGCCGAGCTAGCCTCGGGCGAGAAGTTTGCCGTCTCAACAGGCACAGGCGTCAATCCCGGCGTTTGACACATAGGAGAAACCGAAATGAACAATACCCCCGCAGTCCCAATGAATAACGGCGCAGTCAAGCAACACCACCGCATGGCAGCAGGAGAGCCTGTAACTGGCCAGACCTTGCCTGCACCACCCGCAATGCCAAAGACGCCTGCGTGAATATAGAGGCCGTTTTATTGCACCGGCTGAAAGCCGCGCAAGCAAGTTTTGCGCTTGAATCACTCAAGCGCCCCCAAAACCGCGATAGCTTTGAGTACGGCTATCGCGTGGGCGTCGTATCCGGTTATGACGCAGCGTTAGATGTACTTTTTAACATTTTGGAAGAGGAGAAAAACAGTGGCAATGACCTATGAGGACGCACTAGCAGAGGCTTTTCCGGCTGCAGAAGCCGGCATTCAGCCTTTTGGAAGCCGTGTTCTGGTACAAATTCGTAGTCCCAAACAACGTACTGCTTCGGGCATTATTTTGGATGTTGGCTCCCGAGACACTGAAAAGTGGAACACTCAGGTAGCCAAAGTCATCTCAATTGGCCCATTGGCATTTAAGAACCGTAATACTATGGCTAGTTGGCCGGAGGGTTCTTGGTGCGAGGAAGGTGAGTATGTGCGAGTTGCCAAGTATGGTGGCGATAGGTGGGAAGTTCCCATGTCAAATGGCGAATCTGCGCTGTTTGTAATTTTTAACGACTTGGACATCATCGGGCGAGTTAACGTCGATCCGCTGTCCATTCGTGCATTCATCTGAAAGGAGATGAGAAATGGCTGAAACACTGAATGAGCAAGACGAGGACATTAAAAAGACCACGGAAGATATTGTCATTGTGGAAGACAAACCACAACGTGACGATGCTGACGAAGATGATGATCGCATTAAGGCTGACGAAGACAGTGGCACTGATTCTGAGCGAGAAGCAATCCGTGAACGCCGTAGGCTAGAGAAAATTGAGCGCCGTGACCGCAAAGAAAAGGCCATCACCCGAGACAAAACGGAACTAGACTTCCTGCGTAAGCGCAATGATGAGCTAGAACGCCGTATGGGGGCGCAAGAGCAGCGTGCTCACCAATCTGACTTGCAAAACATTGATGCACATATCAGACGTGCGCAAGAAGAAGCTGAATTGTCAGATCGGGTCATTGCCAAAGCCATTGAATCCAGCAATGGTGCTGACGTTGCGCAAGCGTTAAAGTACCGAGACCAGGCACTAGCCAAAATCAATCAACTCCATGCCATCAAA